GAAACGACAACCCAGTCGTCGGAAAGCATATCCGACGAACTGGCAAGCCAGCCAGTGAGCATTGCTCTACGTCCTTGTGCATCGGTTGTCCACATATCAATATGGGGCAGAATTTCACAATGGCTGGTTTGCAAGGCATCGTGGTAGGGTGTTCCTTCTTTCAACTTCGCATCCGGCGTTCCAGAAACAAGAATAAGCCACATGCCTTTTCCGTTCCATCCGGTCCGGGCTACTTTATTCCCTTGTTTCAGTTTTTGTAGTGCTTCACCAAAGTTCATAGTAATTTCCTTTCTATTGTGCCTACTGAGTGAGCAGTAGGATAACTCGTTACTTCTAAGTTTCAGCGTACCGGCTTATACGTCGCATCGAACATATTAAGCACCAGCCGCCTTCGACGCCATTAACGCTGCAAGCGTGTCCAATGTCATCGCGTCAGTGTGGCGCCTCTTGTCCCAATGCGTCAGTGTCAGTCGCCGTATAGCGGTCAGCGCCTCCGTCTCTGTCAGTCCGGCAAGGCCGCCGCAGTGCGCAATGTCTGCGATCTGCTTTAGCGTATTCTTTTCGGCCCCCACGACGGTATCTCGGCGCGTTCTCAGTTCGCGCAGGCATTGCGCAAGCTCCGCATGTTCATTTCCGCAGTCGGTACCGCGGCACCGGTAAGCCTGCTCGTCTGCGTGTGCTATCGCTTCGTCAATTGTCATATTCATGTCCCCGTAGTGCGTTCTAACCTAACAGTCAATGCGGACGTTTGGGCAATGGCGGTGGGTAATTTTTCTGCATTATCAGGTAGTACTGCTGTGTGTACTACCTACTGTAATACACTTCAGTATGTCAATTCCAGAACGTGTAGAGCAATCAGCGCCACCACTAGACCATGAGCTAGTTATGATTATAGAGTTAATCATGTCGCTTATTTGATCACAGTCATCACCATCTTGCTTCCAGTCACAGGAGTCACACCCCCACTTGCCATCGTGCTTTTTAATGTTTCCACCACAGGTACACGGGAAACTGAGTTCTTTGTCTTCCGGTATATCATCAAACGCCATTTAGTTCTCCTTGTTTATATCTTCGCGTCAGGCCATTGCCCGATGTCCCGGTGCAAATGCTCCAGCTCACCGTCCCACGGAACGAACGCACGCACACTGTCATTCATTCCCCACTCTTGGCCGCAGCGCGTGCAGCAAACTTTCCGGCTTGTCGGGCTGAAAACCCGTTGCACCACGTAGCGATGCCCAACCAGCGCGCAAATTAGTTTCTTAAGCACTTTGTCTCCTGTTCTTCTGCGTATCTTTTCCACATCGCTTCTTGTTCCACAGCGTTCATCGTCGGAACGTCTATATCTCCGGTGTGCGTTGGATCGTTTTTCCCATCCCAAAATCTCGCGTCCGTAATCTTTTCACGCAAGTATGGCTGAATTGCTCGGACGGCATTCGCCAGTTGGTGCGTCATCACGCCGCACTCGCCAGTTATTGCCTCAATATCCTCATAAACGTGTTCTAACTTGGTGTGTATCCATCCCGTTGTCAGGTTGCGCAGTCGCTGTATATCCATTTAGTTCTCCTTGTGCAATTTCAACTTCAAATTTCCTGATGAGGAGTCTCCGGTAACGGCATCTTTGTCGTCGCCCATGATGGGTCGTTTGTTTAAGCAGGTCGCAAGTGCCTGTTCCGCAACATCTGCGCGGTGGACCGCGCGGGTCATCGCGTACTTGTCTATCAAGATAACTAAATCCAGTATTATGCAGATTAGCAACATCCAATCATTCTGATTTATTTTCATGAGAGACCTCCGATACATGTCATGGACGATATGCCCCTTCGCCAGTGTCCAATGCATCGTTCAGACCTCGGTCGATTCTGTCGTGCTCCTTATAGTCGTCTTCTAGCAGTTCGCACAGTAGGATACATGTCTCATCCTCGCCACGTCGCACGGTCGCCGACTCGCCAAAAACATCAATCACCTCGCCGAGACTCAACTTGCGTCCGATCAACCAGTTCCATTGCTCATTCATTTCACTTCTCCTTGAGGACACTCCGGTAACGGCATCCAGTGAGTAGGGGCAGTATCCAGCTCCCAGTGACATTCTTCGTGCTCGTTCCACTCATACCATCCCTCGGGCCAGTACGTCTTGTCGGTTGTTTCATCGTAGTCACTACCATCGCCATCGTTCCAATAACCCCAATTTTCCTCGTCAAGCGCATGCTTTGCTGCGTAGACGGCACACAGCACTTTCTTACCACATGCCACAAGCACAGGCTTTCCGCTTTCTGGAAGTTTATTAGCTATTGGTATCCATGTGCATTCACCCATTTTTCTCTCCCAAAAACATAAATAATCCATCCTGTGCTCTAGATGCAGGGGAGCTAGATCGCTTCTTCAAGTTCGAACCTGGCCCCCACGAATTTCACTACTGCCTGCAGCACTTCAGTCCCCTCTGGGCCAGGCACTCGCTTACCAACTTGCTCGGCCTTATCGTGACCGAGCATCAACAGTGCCAGTTCAGCATTGCCTCGGTTTATTTCTGCAGCAATCTCCACACAGACATCCTGAAGCTCGTCGCGCAACTCAATGAACTTCAGTGCTAATACAGGTTTCTTTTTCATTTCGTTCTCCTATAAGTCTACTTCGATGGTCACAATTTCGTCGTAATAGGTTCACAGAACGTTACCGTCCTGTCATCTCCCATGATGGGCTGTTTATTCAAGCAGGCCACAAGTGCTTGCTCTGCTACGTCTGCGCGGTGTACTGCGCGAGCTGCTGCGTCGGCGGTAGATGCGTATTTGTCTACCAGGGCGACAATCTCCAGCGCCGAGCAGATCAGTGCCACCACAACGGCGCCGAGTAGCCAATCAAACCAATTTATTTTGTTCATGTAATGTTCCTTTGTTGTAGTTGCCAGTGGCCTTGGGAAGAGGAGTGGTAAAACCAATCCACCGGCTGCCGGGTTTTAACCCACTGATCCGGCCTTGGGTTTATTCTGCTCCGTCACTCGCTGACCAGTGCTGCGCCCGTTTTCTTGTATATCGGTGTACGCTTGGTACGCTGCGCAATTTTCTCGCGTACTCTATGCGGGTTAAACCCAAACAGTGTGCACATCCACTGCAGGCTACCGATACATGCGCGATCTTCGCCAAACCAGTTCCGTGCATCAGCCCGCAGGTTAACATCCTTGGCGTTGTAATCCGCTACCGCAGTAGCCATGACCGATGCCCACAGGCGCATGTATGTCGTGATATCATCCGGGGCGGAAGCACAATCCAAATCAGTGTACAAAGTATCTGCCATGTTAGGCTCCTCACTCCAGCGCTTCAAGTACGGCATCGCTGAACGTTTTATACGTGTAATCTTCATAAAACAATATCAGCAACCTGCCTACTTCCTGCGTGTCTCCCTTACATATTGCAGCCCGTAGGCGTTCCAAGTCAACAATTGATGCATCCTGAATTGCATCCACCAGAGTTACTACCGTGCCGCGTTCGTTGCAAAGTTCTTGAATCATCATGATTTCTCCAATTAGGAAATGGGCAATATTCATACTTCCACCGTGATGCAGATAGAATCTAACTCAATCGTCACTAAGTGTTCTGTAACCGCTATACGCGGCTTAGACTTGGTTTGGTGAGATTCCGTCTGTGGTCGTACTTTTATATGTGGTGTTTTAGCACCCTTCGCTACCTCGTATGCAAACTTCACTTGCGATCCTGGTACGACGCAAGGGACCCGTGTCAACTGTCCAGATCGCCACAAGTCAGACAGCACCTGGCTAAGTTTCCCGCGGTCTGGGCACACCTCCTGCATCTCAGGGACATCGAACAGATCGAGTACGTTAGTTGGGGTATCGAGTGTTTCCAGGATCGAAACAACGCGATTTTGAATGAGCGCGATTTGTGTAATTTGGTTCATGGTAGCCTCCTAGTTAAATAATTGATCTGCAGGGTCGGACGAGAGAAAGTTTATATTTTCAAGGAGTGTATTCCAGCGCATACGTCCGTTTTCCCAACTTACATCGACACAGCCATAGGAAGGTCTACCTGCAACAATCCCCATGTCTCCTACCTCATAACCAGGATTGTTAGGGTTTGGGGAACGCTTTATAGCGATTACTTTAGCCCCTTTGAGAAGGCGCGGGTCGTTTTGGTTTATCGGCATGATGATCTCCTATGTAAACAACGGATCGACGGATGTTTCTTGACGGTTGCCTACATCAACACCTTCGGTGAATATGCGACCGTCACCTAAGTACCATGTGAAGTTCCGTTGGTAAATGCTGGCATCGGTGTACCTGTTAATTCTGTCCTTCGTGGTGCGTGAGTACCAGTGGCTGGGATGTAGCGTGATACGCCCGTCGGGATAGAATCTAATAATGTCAGTGCGGTACAACTGGATCGCCAGGTAATCGCCCCTGTCAAAGATACGGGTGTTGTTTTCTATCGGCTTACCGTTAGCACGATTACGTGCCGTGTCGAGTAAGTTTCTTGCCTGAGAGTAATTCATGACCTCCTCCTACGAAAAGAGTAAGTACGCAGGGTTCACAGTTGTATGTTCGAAGCGATTTTCGCTGAAACCTACGCCGATTAACTGCGTGCCCGCTTCATTAGTATTGTATTTTGATGGCGTTATTAGCTCTATGTCGAGACGTGGATGTACGTCATTGCGCATATATTTTTTCAATACCGTGAACACGACCCCGTGGAAGCCAGAAGCGGTTTCATTGCTTTTCGTGAACCGGAGGGTGTCTCCTTCTTGAATATCGTCAAACTTAATCATGTCACACCTCCAGCGTAAGCGGAACTACATACCAGAGCGAGTCGTCGAGCGCCGCACGACCCCAGTCTTTTGCTTCTTTCTTATTGGTGAACGGACCGTAGACTACAGCAGGTGTGTCACCTGCTACGATGCAGTATTGCCGATCAAGGCGTTCACCGTTGACGCCAAACCCTGATACTTCCATAAACCGTGACAATTTTGACTCGATGCGAATGAGCCTGCTATGTACTTCGTCGATGTCTTTATTTGTTAGCATTTTTCAGCCCCTTCTTCGGATGGAAATGCGCATGTATTACAGCGGCTACTTCGTCGCCATCCCACATGCATGCGCTTTCGAGCTGTGACAAACTCATGTTGCGCAAACGCTCTATGGTCAGCGGTTTGGTTTTTTTGTACTTGGTGCCCCAGTCGTATCCTGTATAAACAGGCGGAATATAAATTTCCTTCGGGTCACGTGCTGTGGGTAAACTCTCCCAGTCAATCTTGACTACAGCGTCACGCAGTGCGTGTAAGTGCGCTACATCCAGCCATTCGCTCGGCCCATGCTCGTTGTAGTATCCGCAGCTCAGGTTCGTACATTCGGGAATAGTATCCCGGTAATTCGCCGTGTCGGTGAAGCTGCCCGTTGCTGCTGCATACGTCAGTCCCTGCTCCTTGAGTTGCGCTGCCAGCGCCTTGACAAAGACATCTGAGCAGCACCTTCCGCCGCGCTGGAAGTCGATAATGTCACCTGTACCCTTGCGGTCGAATGCTACAGCGCGTTTGAACTGTCCCAGGAACTCGGTGTTGAACGACAGTGAACGACTACCAAGCCCTCCTATTTCTTCGCTGTGATGGAACACGTAAGTCCCTGGCACGTTGGCGTCGATCATCTCAAGGAGCAGGTACATCCCGGCCCCATCGTCAGCCCCCAGGCAGTCGCGGTCGTAGGTTCCAAACACCGCCAGCCGATCATGCGAACTGACCGGGGGCTTGACCAGTGGTGCATTGTCCAAGTGCACGCTCTCGAAATTTTCATCGTATACAAGGCGCTGAATCCCAGGCTTGGAATGTACCGTGTCGGTGTGGCATGAGAACAGCGTAGCGGATTCCCCGACCTTGATAACTACGTTACCGTTCATCATAGTGTGCGGGTACTTGTCCGTGATCACTTCCTTGATAACGAACGCCTCTGACGTTGATCCCGCCGGGCGCCGATGGCTCAAGATTTTAATAAGTCTGTCCATGATGGTTCCTTTAAGTAAATAACGCGTCTGCAGGATTGCGGCGGGTGAGATTTTTCAATTCGTTTTTATCTACCATGTAGTTGCAACGGTTTCTAGTATCGAAATTTATTCGTACTGATCCTGGATGATTAACTGCATCGCTTTGAAGGGAGGGCATGACTACCCCTTCATCTCCGTCCACATAGTCGCCGTATACACATCTCCGCTCGTCAAGGGAGACACGCACCCTATCACCTACTCTAAATTCAGCCATGTCGGTCTCCTTTATTCATTATCCAACTGGTTGCGAATACCCCAGATAGCGTCAAACTTCGCACGTACTGTTTCCGCTGGTCTGTTGTTTGGAAAGCTGAGCAGATAGTACACGGTTGACCAGGCGTCAATATGCGTAGCACCCGCTTTGTGCTTGGATTTCACCACGTCCTGCAGAAACGCCCTCAGCGTTTGCGTCTCCATCTTATTCGGCACGCAGTGCGGATGGTACAGTGCCTTAGAGTAAGCGTCCCCACCTACGCGCCAGGTATTGGTTCGGATTTCATCCGGCATTGCGAAGACCCGTACACCGTCTTTGACGCCACAGCAAAATGCGCCACCCGCGTTCCGGATAAACCCTCCCTTGTGGTGCGGCAGTGCATTGTTTCGGTGTGTCCATTCCCCGCTCCGGAGCTGCACTAACCCAAGCGCTTCTTTATCTACGTTATCGAGGTATCGACGCCCGTCGATGATTATGGTGTTTTCTCGCCGGGCATACATATCTATTGAGTCACTAATACGTGTCGAGACGTAGTGTGTGTCCCTACAGCTCGCGCAAACTTTCCCTCCCCCATGCACCGGCGTGAGCTTGCGTGGGCTAAACATATTTCCGCAGCAGGCACAGGGTTCATGGTTCGCGGGATTCTCGATATACACCCTGCCTTCACGGGTGGCCGCGGCGTTATCCGCACCTCGTGCGACACGGATATAGTCACCGTCGATCCTCACCGTTTGTACAGGCGAATCGAGGTACGGCAGGATATAGAAATCCGGTTTTCCAGGCGCCGGAAGTTTCAGTAACCGAGCGCCGTCGAGTCCTAGTGCATTACTTCCTAGGCTGTATTCGTCTACGAAGCCCATTTCCCTGAGCCGGGTGGCAAGCACCGTGTCCCCGTACACGCGGGTGTACCTGGGGGGTGTTACTCCTATGTGGCAGACAGTTCGGGCATTGATTCGCCCATCCCGCTTGGTGTACGCCACGACAGTGTCCGGCCCGGCGTAGGCACGAACCGGGTGGACGCCTCCGGTATTCTCCTCCCAGTACCTCATTTGATCTGCTCTACCGTCCATGCAGCTTTGGGGCCCGTTGCGGTATACCTCCTCTATTTCGTCTTCGGTGGAGGCCCAGAGTATCAGTCCCTCTTCGCACTTCTCGCGGTGTCGATCTGCCCACCGCTTTATCGCCTCATTGTCGAGGTGTTCGGCGTAGTATTTCTGCAGGTACTTCCCTACCTTCATGCGGATTTGCACGTCCTGTCTCCCCTTTTCAGGGTTCGGCGTGTACGCCAGCATCGTGTTATCGTCGTCGCTCACGTGGACGAAGTGGAGAGGATTCAGCCAGGGTTCCGATGCGAATACTACCGGCGTGTAGGTGTGTATAACTGCCTTCAGTTTGGCGTTGTCTGAGCTACGAATGAGTTCACGCCAAATCCAGAAGTTTTCTTCATTGGGGCCTGCGTTGCCTGCGAGTTCGTAGTATTTAACTACCTTCTCATACGCAGGCCGGAAACCGCAGGTTGTGGGGAATGTCCAGAAGCTATCCAGCCATTCTGTGTATTGTTCAAGGGTTGTTACTTTGTTTTTGCTCATTTTATTTAAGCTCCTAATTGAATAATTGATCGGATGCACTGAGTTGGTATCGTTTGAAGCGTTTTACTTCTATGTTGAGTAGCTCTCTCATACTATACCCCAGGCTACGGAGTTCATCGGTTAGCTTGATGGGTTCGAATAGGTATACTGCACCCAAACGTCCGTGGCGACGAACGGCTCGGGCAACTAGCCCTACCCAAGAGGAGAAAACGGGGTCTGTATCTGTAAATACGTACAGCTCGCCGGGGATGATATTATCTAATGTTAGTTTAGGCATACCGACTCCTAAATAAAAAGGCGGGGCGTTATGAGCGCCCCGCCAAGCCCCAGGGTAGACTACGACAAAATGGTGAGATCGTAGTCCACGAGGTCATCCGTAGTCAGCGACACAAGTTTGTTCGTATCACTACGACGTACAAAAATTGCTTTTTCAGCGCCCGTGGCGTCGCTGTTAATGCGTTCCACTACACCGTCAAATTCGAATCGGGCACCACGCCAATGGACGCGGTCGCCTACTTCTACATCGCGTGCAGATGGCGTGGGCTGTTCCGGCGTGGGCTGTTCCGGCGCGTCCGGTTTAGTGACCAGTGCTGCAGGTTTACCCATGCCTGCGAGCGCGGAAAAGAAATTGGCGTTGGGGTTTTCGACGATGATGGTGATTTTCATGGTAGTTCTCCTTGGTTAAATTAAATTGTGAATCAATACTACATGGGGCGCCTCGCGGCGTTAGCTCATGCGATGCAAACTACCTTCAGTCTGCCGTTAGACAGACCTAGGAAGTCTACCGCAAGAATGAGGGCCTCTACAGAATGCGAGGCGAAAACGGTTAACTGTTCGGTTTTGTTAGACACAATATAGGTGTGCATAATGATATCTCCTGTTGGTTTTGTTAGGTGCGAGGTGATCTACCTCGGCAGGTTTGTTAGCAACTATCCAAATGTTAGCCCCTAATTAGAAAATGGGGCAATTTTTAAGTGCTTGATTTTTCAATAATTATCCAATTATCCAATTATCTGAACGAATGAACGCAGATTTTGGAGTAGATTTTTTCTACGGCGCGTTAGCTCACTAACGCGTTAGCTCGTAGATTTTTGCCGCTACACGGGGTTTTATATATATACGTATTTCTAATTGTATAAATAGGGGCTAACAAGTTCGTTCCGGCTAGTGTTCATAGGGCTTCCAGCCTGTTAACCCGTTTTCTAAAACTCCGGATAATTAGATAATTACCTGTAGGTGTTAGCTCGCTCCGCTCGCAAGTCCTTGATTTTGCTTGCAATTAGCTAACAGAGTGAGCTAACATTTATAGGCTGTTAGCTATCAGGGGCTGTAATGCGCCGCCCCTGTAGGCGCCCGGCCCTCACGCCGGATTGGCCTTTATGCCCCTGCTGACGACGTAGACGCGCCGCCTTGCTTATCCGCTACAAGGTGCGTTATTTGTGCATCGGTAGTTACCTCCTGTTCTGGTGCTATTATCCTTGCCGGGCGCGGTAGTACGCGTCCTCATCGGCGAGGTGCTGTACTTCGCTTGGCGCAGTGTACCCTGTAGGATACCAAAGATTGCACCTTTGGCCGTCCACGCTGCTTTCGTAGGTGGCATTGATCTTGCCTTCTGTTTCGTATCGTGCCGCTATGAGAATCCATGTTTCTTCCATGATTCATTCTCCAAAAACAAAAAGGGACTATGGATTGCCGTAGTCCCTAGAATCAATTAAAACAGGGCAAGAACGCATCGGCGCGCCCTTGCCCTTGTCACCCTACTATGCCGCTATGCGAAGCGGCTGAAACGCGCTAATACGCATTTCCATCAGGTATTGTGCCAAGGCCTGCGCTTCTTCTTCGCTGACCTCAACCAATTCTCCCTTCACGACAAGGCCATACATCACGGGGTTAGCCGTGACATATTCCCCTTCAATGGCCTCGGATTCCACGGATTCCGCAACAGGCGCGGATTCTACGGATTCCACCACCGGCGCGGCGGTTCTCGCTTTCCGCGCTTCCCTTTGTTCCTTTTGAATCCGCCGGATTTCGGCTTGCGCCGCGAACACTGCCGCCGTCATAGCTTGTGCCATGTTTTCGGCGCGGCGTTCATTCATGGAGAGGTCACGCTTTCCCGTATTCATTGGCAGCTTTTTCAGCTTATCGCCAAGCCAAGCCGGCGCGGCCTCAACTAGCTGCTTTTTCAGGTTTACCTTTGCGCCGTCAACCACTCGGCCATTTTTGTGGTACTGATATACCACGTATGCTACCGCTTCCTGTACTGCTTCCTGCAGTGCGGCATCGGATTTTTTGATAGCGGCCAGCAATTGGTTAAACGTTTTCATGATTTTTCTCCAATAATTAACTAAACAAAAAACCTCGGATTCATGCGGAATCCGGGGGATCACGTTACACGGCAGGGATAAATCCTGCACGTTTTGCCTTCTTTCCCTTTTGGTTATGGTATGCAAAGACTGGTTCCATCCCCCCGCGCTTCAGGTCCCTAATCAACGCGGGGATAAGCCAAGAAGGCCCATCAATCAGCACTTGGGAGAGTTTTTCACCCTCGAAGCCGTGGTTAATTACATAGAAGGCAACGAAGGCAATAACTGCCGCGCGTGAATCAATTTCCGCCGGCGTGGGCATAGTTTCAAACGTCAGCAATGCGCGGATCGTGCTATGGTCAGCAGCTGGCATGTCAACCACGCCAGCTTTAACTTGTTCAGACGTGGCTTTACGTTGTGTCAGATTCAAAATCACGATTCATTCTCCCAAGTAATTAACTAAACAAAAAAGAGGCTACGAAAAATCCGTAGCCTCTCAAATTTCAGTAGCCAATTATTCGCGGGCAATTGGCAGTACCGTTTAATGAACCTCTTGCGAAGCGCATTAAAAATTCTGGTTAATTCCAGTCGGACCCCTTTGTTTAACGGCGGCGGTAACCGCACAATGCCCTAAGTAACAGGCGCACCAGACAAAACGACGGCGCGCCTAGATAGCCTAGGCTAATCCTTGTACCCTCAGCTTTCGCCCTGATTGTTCCGTACACCATGCAAATTGCATGTAATACGCCGGCATTGGTCTATCCGGTGGAACCTTTACAGCGTTAGGCCTATTTACATGCTCACGGGGTGCCGTGCGATGCCTAAAACTTGCATGACCAAGCTTCTCGATAACCGGCCTCATTGCCGGTTAAACTTTAACAGGTGCTTGATAACCTGCAAAACCGCGCGCCTTGCTGCCTTGTCCGTTTTGTTAACCGCTTGCTAACCCGACAACCAATTACGCCTATGATGTTTCAAGCGCTTCCCAGCTGCCGGTGCTCACTCCTACCACGACCGATTGTGGGGACGTGGATTTACGTAAACTGCGGACATGCAATCTAATTGACGCGCAAATTTTGAAAGAGCGGGTACTACGTCAAGGGCGCGCCGTCAACCAGCCGCGCCGGGCTGTGATTTTTTATGGGTCAAAAGGCGTCAACCCCAGGGTATGGGACCAACCCCGCCCCAGGGGGGAGGGCCGATTTTACCTACTTCACTCACAGCATCCCCCAAATTTCCACTCCTGTAAGCCAGTATACACCCATCAAAATCCCCCAGAAAAACCACATACACCCCAAAAAATTTCCCCGCAAAAACCCCACACCCGTAACCCTCAATACATTACCCACTTGACACAAACCTCCCCACCTGATAGCGTTACTCAATGACTACCCAATTACCAGCCATAGCCGATATACCAGCGCTGTTCATTTTTGACGCAGCCGTAGGGGTATACACGCTCGACGAACTGTGCGCGAGGTACGAATACCCGCCAGAATACGCCGCGTACCTGGAGAAAGAACCTGCGTTCCAGAAGGCGGTGCGCGAGCAGGAAGCGGAACTGGACAAAACAGGGGTATCGTTCAAAATACGCAGTGGCCTGGTAGCTGAAGAGGCCATGATGATTATCCGGGACAGGATAAAACGCGGTGATACCCCGACGCCGGTCGTGCTGGATGCATTCAAGACGATGGCAAAGTTCGCGGGGCGGGAACCTGCCCCTGCAGGACAGCAGGCGGCACCCGGTAGCGGGTTCAGTATCACGATCAATATTCCCCAGATGGGCACTACGCCCGCGTCAACCATGACACTGGATTCGGTTTCTACCCGCGTAGCGGACACCGCCGAGATAGAAGTTGACCCTGAGTACGAATACTATTGATGAGCGGACTGGAATATAACCCGACGCCATCGGTAGTTCCTTATTTCCTGAGCGACAAGTTCGTCAATCTCATCGTGGGCCCTGTCGGTAGCTCCAAGACGACGGCCTCTTTGATGAAACTGGTGTACGAAGCACAACGCATAGCTCCATGCCGTGATGGGATACGTAGATCGAGAGCGGCCATTATTCGCAACACCTCGCAGATGCTGGACGATAGTACGATCCCAGACTTCATGAAGTTGCTCGGTGAAGCGGGTGAGTATATGAAAACCGGCAAGCGTATCGTACTCAAGTTTAACGATGTGGAGCTAGAGGTTTTGTTCCGGGGGCTTGACGACCCGGCGGCGGCGAGACGGCTTCTGAGTACGCAGTTGTCATTCGGTGTCATCGACGAGTTCAGGGAAATTCACCCTGATATTTTCAATGCACTGACGGGTCGCTTGGGTAGATACCCTGACAAGACGATGAACGGCGTCGGATGCTGCGACGACGCGGGGAAGCAGATACACAAGGTGTGGGCCGCGTCGAACCCGCCGGATATGGATTCGTGGTGGGAGAAATATCTCAGCAATCCTCCGGAGAACGCAGCAGTATTTTTCCAGCCCAGCGGGTTGTCGGACGAAGCAGACTGGAAAAAGTTTTTGCCCGATGGGTATTATGAAAACCTGATGCTTGGCAAGAGCGAGGAATGGATCGAGACCAACGTGCACGGGCGTTTCGGTACGTCTCTGTCGGGTTTGCCCGTGTTTCGCTCGTTCGACCAAGACTACCACGTAGCCAAGGCACCCTTGAAGCCGATTATAAGCACGAACCATCCGTTGATTATCGGGGTGGACTTCGGGTTGACCCCGGCGTGTACCATCAATCAGCAAGATGCACGGGGGCGGTTTCTCACGTATCGTTCGCTGGTGTCCGAGGGCATGGGTATTTTGAGG